ACTAAGTCCATATTGTTACATCCTTGTACCCAAGAAGCATCACAAAGTGTAGTTTCAATACCAGCTGTTACTCCAATATTATACTTACCTACCTTTTGAAATTCATTTGGTACTGTAATTTGAATCCAGATGTCTGGTTGCTGTGTTAGATTCTGAATAATTCTAGAACCTAGTGATGTATTGTTGTGATCTGCTAAGTATCCAAATCTTGTATTACCCCATCTCTGTGATAATATCTTTACATCATATTTATCTAAATCGATAATCGATTGTACGAAGTCTCTTGCTCTTGCCCCATACCCTGAATAAGTATCAATAGGGCAGCTAACTACTAATGTAGGTTTGCTCATAACTAGTATATTAATTTATGTGTTATACGTTTTTTAGGTCTGTCTGTGATCTTATGTACTTCAAATCTAGGTCTTGGTGTGAACTTCTCAAAGGATTCATTCATTGCATCAATTACATTCTCACACATTTGTCTTGCCGACATTCCTGATTCATCAGAAGTAACCCACTCTCTTGCTAATAATCCTCTAGCATCTCTTTCCTCTTTTGGCATGTCATACACCTCACATATTGCTCTAGCAACATCTTCTGGTGCACATCTATCGTCAAAGATGTAGGGAGTAGGTACTGAACCAACTAAGGAAATGTTTGAAGGGAATACTGGTATTGCCCAATCTCCACAATCCTTAACTGTTCCTCTATGATTGGAAGGGAAGTTAGGAGTAAAGTCAATCCACTTACCGTCATGCTCAAATCTCATTTGATCTTGCATTCCTCCAGTTACGTTTGCAATAATCATTCTACCTGCCATCATAGTTTCTGTTAATGATAATCCCCATCCTTCATTCGAAGTAATAAGTAATCCTACATCAGCTACATTGTATAGTAGATTCATTTGTGGAGTATCTAACTTATCTTGTGAGAAGTATACATTTACGTGATCATCACAAAGAGCTTCTCTTACTGCATAAAGATCTGTTCCATTCTCATCTACAGCTTGTGTGTGCATTACTAAAGCACATCTCTTTGCTTTCTCCTCTCCAATCATATCACAGAATAGTTTGTATGAAAGGATTACATCTCCTGGAGATTTTCTTCTAATGTTTCTAGAATTAAATACAACTACGAAGTCAATTTCTTTCTCTCCAAACATATTCTTTTTAAACTCCTGTAACAATCCAAAGTTCTCATGCCCTTGTCTAATAGGGAAAAAGTGTTTATCATTTATTCCGTGAGGAACATATTTGATAATTTTATCTTTAGCTTTATCTCCTAAAACTATTTCGTTGATGTTTTTAGTTTGTTTTGAGATAGCCATTAATAAATCACATGATTCATAATATGCTTTGTTGTAAAGAGGTGCTGGGTAGTCATCCCAAATGTTTAGGTAGTGAATTGGAATTTGATTTCTAATCTCTCTTTCAATTTCAAATAACCAAGTCCAATATCTTGGATCTGTGAAGATAAAGATAGCATCTGGTTTTTCTTGTTGAATCAAACTTCTAATAAGCATTGCATCTCCATAACCGTTGTTAGGTAATACCCTTACCCAAGCATCATCTATTCCAGCAAACTTATCCACTTCTGTTGAGATGTCGATTCCTTTTCCTGCCTCAGGATGATTAATTGCTGCTCCTACATTAATCCAGTTAAAGTGGTGAGCTGTTCCTACGACTATCTCTCTAGCCATAGTTGCGATACCGGAGTGCATCCTAATATCATCGCATAACAAAAGAATCTTCTTACGATCCTCTTTCTTTACATAACGAAAATTGTCTTTCATGTAACTATTTTAATTTAATATTTGTTTGTGAATGTAGTTTCTTCTTAAACTCTTCTTCTGTAAGATATAAAAAAATTGCTCTATCTACAAGCTTTTGTAGTGAAAATTTATGTCTTATGCATTCTTCTTTGAATTCTTGGAACAATTCCTGTTCCACTTTAACCGATGTTAGTTTTTTTGTGTCCATATTTATATTTGTTTATCTATATATAAATATATACTAAAATCAGAAAGTAGCATTACAGTGCTCTGTATTCCTATAAGGACAGAAATTACAATTAGATTTAGAAGGAGCTTTGTCGTACTCTTTGTCTATGTATTGACCTTTATCATCAAAAGCATCTTGAATAAATTTCATTAGAGCGTTTCCTGCTTGACCTCTTTTTATCTTACCTGAAGGTGGAATAAATTCCTGTACTCTTTTTCCCATTGCTGGGTATTCTGGATCTGCAGGTACTTTTCTCTTTACAATGAAATACTTTACATCTACTTTTTCTACATCGATTTGAAATTGTTTTGCTAGGAATTCTTTGTAGAGAAGAAGCTGTGCTAATTTTTTGTCATCTTTCTTAGCATATTGGTTCCATCCTGATGTTGATGTCTTGATGTCAATGATAGTATACCTGTCATCCTGCTCATCATATAGAAGTAAGTCAATATATCCTTTAAAGAAAATATTCTCAGATATTTTATGTAGCAAAGGAATTTCTACTCCGACCAGCTTAATGTACTTGGTTCCAAAGAAGCTAGAGCGTTTCTTCTTAATGTATTTTAAAATTTCAACTCCATCGTCATGAAACTCAGATAACTCGTTAGAACTAGAAAAATGCTCTCCATATCTTTCTTTCTCTTCTGCATATACTGTTTGCATTTTAGTAAGAAGTGCTGCATCTAAGTCCATCTCCATTGCTTTCTTTACTGTTCCTTCGTATAATTCAGTAAGCCATTCTTGAAGTGTTTCGTGGAATGCTGTACCGAATACAGTGTGAATGGAGGGTTTATATTCTTGAAGCTTCTTAATATAACTCAATGCCCATTGGTGCGGACAGGTGTTATATGCTAGAGTCTGTGAGTATGAAATAGATTTTTCAATTTCGTAATTAATAACCTTAGGTTGATAGTCTCTAAAGATCTGTAATTGTTTAGGATACTTTTTTGCCATCTTTTAGGTTTTTAATTTCTCTTTTTAAATACCATAAAGCTTTTTCAAGTTCCTGGATTGTTTCATCTTTCTTTCCAGCTCTCGAAATATACTTAACCGTATTCCCTAAACAGAAACCTAAGTCCCAAGCCTCTATAACTTTAATTGCTTCGTACGGATTATCCTTTCCTCCGTAATGTTTTGGATGATTAACTAGTTCTTTTTTTGGTTTGTCTTCATCAATAGTAAAGGTTCCTTCTCTATCATTCATAGTAACTAATTTATATAACTATAATATAAGAAAAAAGGCTTGCAAAAGCAAGCCTGGATTGGTATTTATGCTTTATTTATTCTATTTTAGAACTAGAAACACACTAAGAAATGTAGCTGCTCCTGTTGTTATTTTCCAAAATAAAGTACTCCTTCTCTTACTTTTAACTTCTTTAGTTAAATCATCTGTAAGTTTTTCGTATTGATTAATTTGCAAGTCTTTTTGCTCGATGATGAATTGAGTGTTCTTATCTTTCTCTTCATACAATTCAAGCATAACAGTCTTAACTTTACTTACATCTTCAAGTCTATCTATTTTTGAGTATAGTAGTTTTATCTCTTCAACACATCCATCATAGCGTAGTAAGTCTTTTGCTACTTGTCTAGCTACTGGTGTTGGTAGACATACCTGAGTGGTGTCAGTCTTTACTACCGTTGAGGTCTTTGTTGTATCTGTTTGTGAAAAAGTATTCCAGCTCAGGGTTAGAAAACTTATTAATAGTATTAGTTTTTTCATTTGTTTTTTGTTTTACTACAGTTATTGTTTTATCTATGTGGTGAATATCATTGTTGATTGTGACTACTTTTTGCTTAACTGAATCAATCTTGTATACGAGTTTTTGATCAATAGTTTTAGCAGAGTCTACTTTAGTTTGTATATTTTCGATATTCTGTTTGTAACCTCTTATGTCTGTTTTAATTCCGTTAGTAGTAAAAATTAAGTAAACAAGCAAAGCTGCAACTATATACAAAACTATATTATTGTCATTATTCTTTAACATCTCTTTCTCCTTTATGTTTATCTAGTTTATCTAGTATCTGAGTAAGTAGTTCATTCTTTACAACTCCTACCATTGAAGCATTTTTTAGTACTGAGATTAGTTGGAATACTAGGAATGGAGCCATGATTGTTTCACTTAACCAAGAAGTTCCTGCAAATCCTTTTTCAATTGAAAGAATACAAGCAAGCATTATATTCCAAAAGATGTAAGTTTTTAATACTTTTAATGCTTTAAATGTTTGAAATCCTTCTCTTTTCATTCCAGCCCACACACCAAAGAATCCATCAGCAAAGATAACTAACCCTACTGCTAGAAACTGCTCTATGTTATCAGCAGTTAGATTAAAGAAATAAGTGCCTACAAAGGCTAGTAGTGTTGACATTGATAGTGTAATTAGTAATCCTGTTTTCATAGCAACTTAATCATTATCTCTTAGTGAATCTCCTCCCATAGTAGCTCCTGTTGAGCAGCTACCTTTTGTTTCTCCTCTTTTATTAGCCTTGCCTATTTCTAGTCCATCTAGTTGAGCATCAGGTTTTTTAGCATTCTTTTCTAAAAACTTTGAGTACTGAGCTGTTGTCATTCCTCTTTGAGCAGCAGCTTTAGCAAAATCAGCTTCTCTTCTATTTGTAGCATCTGTGCTTATAGAATCCTTATACTGCTTAAATCTTTCAAACCCACCTTTCTTAACCAACTCTGCCTTCTTAGCTGCCTTCTGAGCTTGTGTCATTTGTTGCCAAGTTATTGGATTTGTATCCTGTACAGTTTTTGGAGCCTCTTGACCCTGTGCACCCAATGTACCTAAAGCCATTGCTGCACCTGCAGCTAACCCTTTCCAATTTACTTCCTCCACCTCTTCCTCTGAAAGAAGCTTTGAATTGGTTGTTAGTTTGTTTTCAATTAGAAAGTTTCTTAGATCAAAGTTCTCCATAACAAATTTATTTTACGTATTCGTAATACTTTTTAGTTTTTTCGTTTCTGTCAGCCAAACCATG